GATCGCGACGCGCACATCGCGGCCCGTCCCGGATGCGCGCGGCTCAACCCGGCCAAAGCCCTGCGGAACGAACAGTTCGGGGCCGCGCTCGCCCACCAGATAGGGTCTGCCGGCGTTGACCGGCCCGCCGGTTGCCCGGCCCGGCAGGCCCAGCAGCCCGCTGAGCAGGCCGATGGCCGGCGGCATGTCCCCGCCCGACCCACCCAGGCCGATTGCGGCAAGACCCTTGTTGATCGCCGCCGCCGCAATCTCCTCTATCACCGCCAGCGCGATGCGCTTCAGGTCCTCAAAGCCCAGCGAACCGCGCCGGATCGCCGCGAGCAGGCCGCGTTCGAGCACCTGCCCCGCCCGGCCAAGCCCCTCGATCAGCGTGCCATCGATCTGGCCGCGCATCGTGGTACAGTCGCGGGCAAAGGCTTGCGTGTCGGCGCGGACGCTGACCAGCAGCTGCTCGATTTCCTCATCCATCATTGGTCTCCGTGCCATCGGGGAACAGCGCACGCAGCGCGGCTATCGCATCGGGCGAAGGCGGGGCGGCCAGCGGATCGCCCGGCAAGGCCAGCGCCGCTGCAAGTTCGTCGGGGGTCGCTTGCCAGAATTCGTGCGGTCGCCAGCCGAGCAGCCGTGCGGCCATTCCGGCGAGCATCCGCGCCGCCCCAGCGAAATCGGTCGGGGTCATCGGCCCTGCAAGATCTGCCGCAGCAGCGTCTTGAGCACCGGCGTCAGCGCGACCATGCCCAGTTCGGCCAGCGCCTCGCTGAACGCCTCGCGATCGAACGGGCAGCGTTCGTCCTGGCGGCAATGCCAGAGCAGCGCCGCCAGTTCGCCCAGGCCCAACCGGCCCGCTGCTGCGCGTTCGACCAGATCGAACAGCGGACCGATCTCCTGCTCTGCCGCAATCAGCGCGGTGAAGCTGGGGCGCAGCACCACATCATGGCCCGCCAGGTTCAGCATCGCCTCGCCCCGGGCTGGGTTCGCGATTGGCTCGCCGCTCACAGGCTGATCACCGCGCCAGAGCTTTCCAGCGCCAGCGAATAATTGCGCTCGCCGTTGAAATCGCCCGCATATTCGAGGCGCGCGACAAGAAAGCGCCCGCGCATCCGCGCGCCACTTTCAAAGCTCAATTCGTAATCATCGAGCGTGCCGTTCATCGCATGCACCCGGATGGCATTTTCCGCCTCCGAGCCCAGGAACAGCCCGGCGGCGGAGACCGAGACCGAGCGCACGCCAGCGCCGGACAGCAGTTCGCGCCAGCCGCCGCTGCCCTTGTGCGTGATGACCACCGGCTCGCCATTGATCGCCATCTGCGTGGTGCGCAGTCCGGCCACGGTGCGATAAACAGGCGGGCTGGCACCATCGCCGATCTTGAGCAGGAAGGCGCTGCCTTTTTCCGCTGTCATGCATAGGTCCTTTCGTCAGAGGGCAAGCAGCCGCGCCCGATAATCAAGCGTGGCGAGCCAGAGTTCGCCGATGCGCACGGTCCGGCTGCGCAATGGGGTCAGGCTGACCAGCCGGTAGCCGGGTCCGGTGCGCGCCAGCGTCGCCAGCCGGACCTCGATCGCTTCAGCGATGGCCGAAACCGGGGCGGCATCGGCTGATCCGTCGCGGATGGAAAAGGCCAGACGCACCTCGCGGCCCGCGCGGTCCTTCGTCCCCCAATCGGTGGCCAGCACATCGTCGAGCAGCACATAAGGCGCGGCTATGCGCGCCGGGATGCGGTGGAAAACGCCGTTGACCTGCGCGATCAGTGCGGCATCGCCCGCCAGCCAGTCGATGACGGCCAGCGCAAAATCCTGTTCCAGGCTCATCGCAGCAACCTTCCCAGCCAGCGAAGCGCGGAATCGGTGATCCAGCGGCGCAGCAACCCGCGCCCGGAAAGCCGGATACGCCCCCGCTCGCGCATAATCACGATATCGGGCAGCAGCACGCCGATCTCGTCGCACAGGCGTTGTGCGATCCGGTCGGCGCGCTGCTCGCCCATTTTTCCGGCGCGGCGCAATAGCACCGTCCCGAAGCGCCGCATCACAGGCGCACCCTGCGCCATGGACGCCACAACGCGCTCACCATGGCAGGTGGCGCGGCATCGCCTTGATCGCGCGCCAGATGCACATGCGCCGCCAGCCGAATGATCCCCTGGCGCAGCGGCTCGGCCAGATCGCCCCAGTCTGCCACCATCCCGGCGAGGTAGCGCACGTCTATGCGGCTGGCCGATCCGGGATGCAGCACGCGCACCCGGCCTTCGCCATCGGCGGAAAGATCGATTCCAAAGGCATCGCTGGCCAGCGCGAAGGATGTGCCATCGGCCGCTATGCCGTGCACTGCAGTGATCGCGGTTACCGGGCCGGCGGCAAGCCCCTGCCAGTCGCGCGCGACGGCCAGCGTCTCGCGATGCGGCCGGATCAGCAGCGCCTGGCCGATGAACTGCTAGCACAGCGTGGCGGCGCTGCGCAAATGGCCGATCAGCACCGCATCGTCATCGTCGCGGGTGATGTGGAGATAAGCCTTGGCCTCGGCCAATGCGAACGGGGTGAGCGCGACGGGGTCGCTGGTGAGCTGTCCCATCAGCGCGGCTCGACCCGTACCGACATCGACCGTTCGTCGATCTCGCCATTGGACAAGGTCACGCGGTTGGTCAGGGCATAGATCGCCCCGGCCTGCCCGCCGCTGATGGTCACGGTGGCACTGCGCCCGTCATGCCCATCGGCGATGACGGCAAGTCCGCCCTCTCCTGCAGGCGCAACCGACCAGCTGCTGGATACGATCAGATTGGCCCCGAGATAGGTTGCGCCCCAATCGACGCGGCAATCGATCCGGCTGTCCGGATCCTTGACGAACAGGGTCATCGGCTGCTCCTGAGTTGGAAAATGGCGGCGGAATGTCCGCTGCGGATCAAGCGCGGCGCGGCGCGAGCGCGGGTGCGGCGGCGCCGGGGCGCGACGTCTGGTAGGGGCGAACCATCAGCGGCATCGGCCCGGTGCGGCTGGCAAGCAGGCGGCGCGCACTCCCCGAGGCGACGGGCAGGTCGCCAAGGCTGTCACCCCTCAGCATCTGGTGCCCCCTGGGCCAGGTCTTCCAGCCGCTGCGCCAGCGCGGCCATCAGGAACAGGCAGAGCTGGTCGCTGCGGATGCCGAAGCGTTCCTGCTCGGCCTCGCCCTCTTCCCAGCGGTCGTGACAGCACCAGCCATAACGCCGCCAATCCAGCCCATGCTGCTCCATGATGGCAAAGGCGGTCTGCGCGCGCACGCCGAAATGCCGTCGCGCGCCCTCAGGCCCCTTGGCCTCGATGGCGGCGTGCCACTGGAAGAAGCCGAGCTCTGCGATGATATCGAGCGCGGCCTGGTACTCCTGCGCGCTCATCTGGCCCTGCCACGCCTTGTCGCGGGCATCGGATGTACTGATCGCCCCGGAAACAGCGTAGATTTCTGCCCAGCGCAGTTGCGGTCGGCCCAGCACCACCAGATTGTCTGCGCCGGGCGACAGGCCGCGAGTGCCAAAGCCGTTATGGCTGGCCATCGCGACCAGGCTGTTGCCGCCGGCCTGTCCGCCATAAGCCGAGAGCGCCAGGATACCGCCGACGCCGGTGGGATCGATGATCGAGCCGATCCCCGGCGCGCTCTTCCAGAACTCGGGATGGTGGAAATTCGCATCGCCAAGGTAGAACTGAAGGCCGGCGGCGCTGTAGATTGGCCCGCCCGATTGCGTGGAATAGCCGGCAATGCTCGCGCCGCGCACCTCCAGCCGCGCATAGGATGCGGCGCTACCGACGCCCAGGCTCGCGTTTTCGGCAACCCAATTGCCCGCTGCATCGCGCGGCAGATAGTCATGCCCATGGCCCAGCGGCGCGTAGGATCCCGCAGGCTGCTTGCCGGCCAGCGCCTCGGCCAATCCGTCGATCTGGCCCATTGCGTGGACATGGCCCGAACGATCCTCGCGTGCCGCAAACCAGTCGGCCGCAACCGTGAGCGTGACCGTCTTCAGCCCGGCGGAAAAATCGACGACGGTCCCGGACGAGGAAGCCAGCAGCTGATGCCGCACCAGCGCGCCGTCTTCCAGCGCGCCTTCCCCCACCTCCCACTGGTCCTCATGGGTCACACCGGCAATGGCATATTGGAAGCGCGCGCCGTCGGGCACGGCATCGGCGAAACGGCGATGTCCGGGCGTGGCACCGGCCAGCGCCAGCGCGCCGGTGCCGGTCGCAATGCTGGTCTCGCGCACCAGATCGGCAAAGACAAGATCGGGCATCAACTGAGGTCCGTTCGTTTGCGAATGACAGGAAATGCCCGCGCGGCGGGGAGAGACCGCGCGGGCACACACCCCTTGGCAGGAGTGTCAGGGGTGATGGCAGGCGATGCGGGGTTCAGCTGGCCGCGAACTTCATCAGCTTGATCGCCTCGGAGTTCATCACCTGGCCGCCGATCCGCTTGGTCGCATAGAAATGCACGAACGGCTTGTTGGTGAAGGGGTCACGCAGGATCGTCGTCGCACTGCGTTCGGCGATCAGATAGCCG